ATGTCGTTTGACGAAGATGATGGAGAGTCCGGCTATGTCAGCGAGCTGCTTGAGGGCGGATATCTTGAGGGTCCTGAAATTGGGACTGCTAAAGCTTACCTGGAGCACGGTTACGATGAGCTGAGTGATAAGCAGCGGGTTGTTTTTGACAGATTTATTATTGCCAAAAATGATCCTGGCGCTTGCAAACGTAATCGGTGTGAAATTCCGTGGTCTGAAAAGTATGAAGCCAAACATAACGGAGGCTTCTGCGGGTGGTGCGCCAACGTTATCTCTAAGGCGGATAGGGATGGCTGAGTCAATCATCTTGGTAGTTGAGGGTGGGCTATGGGAGGTTATCTGCACCGCAGTTGCGGCAGTCTGAAACGTAGCAATCAGCGACCGCGATGAATCGCCCGCAGCCTTGGCAGTTGAATACCTGTTTGCGGATGCGGCGCGGCTTGGGTAGCGTGATGCCGGTGCCGCGCAGAGCCTGTTTCAGGTCTACATCTTGCCGATGCACCAGGCGCCTGGCGCGCGCGACAATGTAGTCAAGCGGCCAGATGGTCAGCTCATCGTCGCCGATAGCGGTGGCCGCTTCGAGGGTCAGCCGGTGCGCGTGCTCAAGCCGGTCAGTGCCGCCGATGGGGCACCTTGCAAAGAAAATGTCGTTGCCGTTCCATTGCTGCTGGATCTGCAAAACGCAGTGGCATCCCTGAGTCGGCTGCGCTGCCGGGTCGGTCTTGCTGATGTACTGATAGTCGACGCCCAGATGCGCGCGCTCGTCGATATAGGATTTTGGCCACGGGATGTCTGTGTCCCTTTTCGCTGCCGCCTGCTCCAGTGTAAACAGCTCGGCCTTATCCAGGCTGGTCGTGTAACCGCCGCCCAGCGCCCAGAACGTCAGGCCGTCGCCGACATGGCTTCGGCTGTCCTGCAGGTAGAACTGGCTCATGGTGTTTCTCCACGCTTGCGCCGCCTTCCGATACCGGATGGTGGCAAATTGGTTTGGGATGGGGTATTAAAGGTAGCCGGCATGGAGCTGGTTCAAATGGAGCAACAATGTGAAGGTGTTCATAAGCTGGTCTGGCGAGAAAAGCCGAATAGTTGCAGATCTAATGAGCGTATGGATAAAGTGTGTTATACAAGCATCTGAGCCGTGGATATCAACGAAACATATAGACCGAGGCGCACTATGGTTTTCAGAAATAAACGATAAGCTGAGAGATGTTTCAGTTGGTATCGTTTGCTTGACGATGGAGAATAAAGATAGGCCTTGGATACTTTTCGAGACCGGTGCGCTAGCTAAGGGGATTTCAAGTAATAGAATATGTACTTTTCTTATTGATCTAGAGCCCGGGGATTTGACAGATCCGCTGGCCCAGTTTAATCATACAAAGGCGAGTAAAACGGATATGTTCGAGCTTGTGAAAACCCTTAACGCTTGCTTGGACGAGCGGCGCTTGGACGACGCGGTTTTATTGAGGGCATTCGAAGTGTACTGGCCTAGCTTCGAAAATGATTTCGCTGAGGCTGTATCCGTTCTGCCAGTTGCAGATACAAAGAAAAGGCCACAAAACGATGTGCTGATGGAAATACTTGATACGACTAGAGGTTTAAGTCGTCGTATAGGCGCGCTCGAAATGAACACGTCGAGCGCGTCTAGTAATTTTGATCCAGGTCAACTCACGAAATGGGCGGGTATAAATGTAAAAACTCACGCGAGAAAAATGATGAGTAAGGGAGCCACAAATTCCGAAATTCGACGATTCTTAATGGCCAATGGTATGGGGCTTTTAGAGTCGGATAAGTGGTTGAGTCTGATTGCTTATGAGATTGCAGAAAAGTCTCCAGCCGCTGAAGACGATTTCGAAGGCAAAATTTAACGGCTGGGAGCTCCAGATAGGAATTTGGGGGCGGACGCGTCAGCTCCAAATATTAATTTAAATTAATCAATAGCGCGCAACCTGCTGCTAGCTTTGTAGATAAAGGAATATCATGAATCAAAATGAAGTAACAGATTGGCTGGCGATAATACTGCCCAAGCACAACATATTGCTACCTTCCGTCACTGCCGTTACTGAAAGTTTACTTCGTGCTAGTAATTTAGATTTTCTTTCCGTAGCAGGAAGAGTAAAAACGCTTGAGAGTGCAGTGGAGAAAATCAAACGTAAAGGCTATAGCGATCCTGCTAGGCAGATGACAGATATTACAGGTGTAAGGATTATTGTTTTTTTTGAATCTCAAGTTGACGAGGTTTCAAAGATAATTACTGATTCTTTCGCTGTCGATGCTTCGCATTCTAGCGATAAGAAAAATATTTTAAAGGTTAATCAGAACGGGTATAGGTCTGTTCATTTTGTGTGCGATCTCGGCGCTGAAAGAAGTAAGTTGCCTGAGTATGAAGGGTTGGGGGGGTTAAAGTTTGAGTTTCAAGTAAGAACTGTTCTTCAACATGCTTGGGCGGAGCTTGCACATGACGGTAGCTATAAGTTCTCTGGAAAGCTTCCCACTGCAGTGGAGCGTAAACTGTTTCTATATGCGGGAATGCTAGAGCTTGCAGATAGAGGATTTGATGAGCTTGCTAAAGAAATTGAAGATTACAAAGCCGAGGTAAATCTAAGCTTAGGTGCTGGAAATCTAGATATGGAAGTCAACTCGATAAATCTTGTTGAATTTATATCTGCTTGGGCTGAGGAGAATAAAATTAATATCGATCTGGTCGGTGAGCGTGACGCCAAGGCTGATTTGGTAGAAGAGCTTAGAACATTTGGGGTTGCAAGTCTGGCACAACTTAAGGAGCTTATACCCAGCGACTACGCAGTAAAAGCAAGAGAATACGGTGTCAAGACAACTATATACGGCGTCGTAAGAGACTGGATGCTCATCTCGGATTGGAGAGCGTATCATGGTGGAGTAAAGTATAATTGGGAACTTACACCATTTGATGACTTGGATTTGTTAAGGCACTATCTTAAAGAGGATGTTTCTGAGTTTGAGTCCAAGTTCTCGGGCGGAGATTATAACTATGGTTTTGAAGGTGAAAATACTCATGATTAGGAGCCGGATTTGCTTTGGCTTACTCACTGCTTGTAAGTAGGTAGGGGCTAGTTGACGCTTTATTTAAGGCGTCATTCTACTCATAGTATCGCTCAGACACGTTCGCTAGCTGAAGCCTCGCGCGGCTATTCTCGGACGCACGATGCTTAGTCTGCTGAACTTGTGCCGTTCTGGACTGATCATCAGCTCGCACCGTACAGGGCGAACAACGCTATGCCGGTGGCGATGGCAGTACTCCAGCGCAACATGTGCGTGGTGATCGATGGCTGGCGCACTGGCTGGGCTTCCATCAGCTCAGCGACCCTGCAAGCCGCGCTGTGGCCACGATGCACGCCGCGCACAGTACCGCTCGAGCGCTCGACGATGCCGAACTCGTTATTGCCATTTGGCACGACCGTGAAGCGCGGCAGAGCTGCCGGGTTCTTGCGGCCGACCTTGTCGTAAAACTCGGCAGTGGAAAGGTTGCAGCGCTGGCGCAGGCCTTCGAGGATTGCACGACGCTGGCTGATTGTCTGATGCATATGAGGCTCCTTGACCGCATTGGCCAGATGCCAGGCGCGGGTGACCAAACCCAGCCGTGAGACTGGCCTGGCATCTGCCGATGCGGTCGTTTGATTGAGGGGAGGGTGCCGGTCTTTCCCAGCTGTCATTGGCCCGCATGCTTCTGCCGTATTCCTCGCGCTCATCGTCATGGACCGAAGTCGCATGCTTGGCGGATTGCCCGTATTCCACGGCCACCGGTTCATGTGGCGCGCCAAGCGCTCACGTCAATTCTAGAAGTAGGTGCCGTCTCTCCGGCTGTCACGGCGATGCACCCCGTCGTTGCGCAGTTGATTTGGCCCAGTGGCGCGGCCTTCGCTCATACGGAGCGAAACGAACACTGCTTTGGAGTGCCCACAAAGACCGTATTGTCCGACGGTCGTGGCGGAGGCGGCTTGATCCCCGCTCTGGATTCTTGAATAAGTGCAGAAGGCCGGACGCTAACCCGACTATCCTCAAAGGCCGACAAAGCCTTTCTCTCTGCGGGCGATGGTGGACTCGCTGTTCCGCCGATTCTTTTACCCAGTACTACAACCTGGTAACCACCTCTCCGGTCGTTCAGGTGCGCTCGGAGCTACGTTGCGCTGCGTGTCTGCTTTCCACGCCGCTTCTGCATTTGTTGCGGTGATGCAGGGGGCCGATTTAACGGTTTGAACTCATCCGCATCGGAGATTGATCGGAACACCAGGGCGCTACCCCTGCTTGATTCCCGCCGCGTTTCAGGTATTGGCCGACAGATTCGGCTCAGGACTTTTCCGGGGCTTTGCGATCCTAGCGCTGCAGCCCGCTTGGGCACGCTCCGATCAATCTCCGATGCGGACTGGTCTGCGTTGAGGCGTTCCAGGCGATCGGGAAGGTCTCCAGCCTTCAGACGGGGACTCTGATTATTTATATTGCCGTAGGCCCGTGAAGCGGCAATTTCTATCTGGCTTTCGCCATGTTCCTTGGTGCAGCTATCAGCAGATCGCCGCCACTGGCCTCAGCTTGTCCGAGCCCTTACGGCTGATCTTCTGTTCGTACCCGCCCCGGCGTGACTCGGGGGCTCTGCGCTCGCGCCTCATCGATTCATCGCCCAGCACCGCGTGCAGAACGATCACCGACATGAACAACAGGCAGAGCGGAGAAATGATCTGCCGGCGCATGGCCTCGGCGATCATCGCTGTCTGGCGATTCACGCCGAGCTTGAACATTGCGACCGACAGCCGCTTAACGACCGTGCCCGGCGCGATGCCGAACGTGCGGGCGATTTCTTTGGCTGTGCAGCCCTGGGCGGCTGACAACAAATACTGCAACTCTCGCGGCGCAAGACCACGGCCGAGGTGGCCTCTCCATGCCCCGCATACGATGGTTGTATCCATTACGTCTACTCGGTGGTTGTCATCCCAAAGCACCCGGCAAGCCAGGTGCTTCAGTGATGCTGTCCAACAGGTGGTTCCGTTCTCTGTAAAGAGCTTTGTCCAGTCGGTCCCGTTATCCGGGGCTGGGAGATCACTTCGCTGATCCCGTGCTATCTGGCGGCTTCACCAGTCTTGTGTCGCTGCGGTTAATCGCTGCGATACGTGCAATTTAGAAAACTAAACAAAAAGTGTCAACCTGTATTTTAAGAAAACTAAACATTTTTTGCGGATTCTAACCGCGCCCACAAAAAAGCCCGCTCAGTGGCGGGCTGTGTCAGATCGGGAGGGGAGTTCAGGAAGGAAAAAGCCCGGCGCTTGGCCGGGCAATCACTACTTCGAAGGCATCTGCGCTGTCGGAGCGGGAGGCTGCTTGAGCTGTCGAAGAAGATCTTGGGTATCTTTAAGTATTTGTTCGCTGGCCTGTTGTGACTTGTTCGAGTCCTGTCCCGCGGTAAAGATGCTAGATGCGCTGCTGATGATCGTAGAGTTCACCCCCCAGACACCAAGCACAATGGCTATGCCAACGGTAATCAGGCCGCCCAAGGTTGCGCGATTAGATTTCCTCACATTTGTTAGCGCGTGATCTATTTTTGACTCAAAGCTAACAACGTTCGCAGCGACGCCATCGACCTTTACAGTGATGCTATCGAGCTTTGCATCAATTACTTTGTCGTGCTCAGCCTGGGTAGATAGAAAACCAGAAAATCTTTCGTTCCATGCTGCATCACGTGCCGCCTGCTCAGCCCGGAAGGATTCTTGGCGCAGGTCCATCTCTCGACGAAGCTGCTCGTCGCGAAGGGAAAGCTCATACCGGTAATCATGTGGTTCGTTCATGGATTCAGTATGTTCTCTGGATCTTGGATTGTCATCTTTGACGTAAGAGGACCTTGGCAGGTGGTGATCGCTGAATATCTTCCCGTTGTAGTTACTCATCTTCGGCCACCACTGGATTTGCGGCGATCCACTCTTCCACAAAACGTGCTCGATGCTCCCTCACAAATCCACATTTCGCACACTCGAGAGCCAGATTATATGCAGGCTCGTTTCCGTAAGACACGACCAATGGGGTGAGGAAAGCGAATTGCTGCTCCTCATCAGCATAAGGGACGATCCACTTCTCCTCACTGCAGGCAGGACATTTTGACGACGGGCTTAGCGCTATCAGAAAACGAACTGCATCATCGAATAATATTTTCATGAACGTCCTGTATTGATTGTCCCGATAACGCCTGATGCTCTTGGTATGAAGCGTTATCGATTTAATAGCTGATCCATAAAATCCCCGCTGCGCCAGATAAACCCGCGTGTCACGCGAATTTCGTGAGCGACCTGACCACCACGCCAATGATCTTACAGTCATCCGAGCACTGCACAGTGGGGTAGGCCGAGTTCAGCGGCTTCAGGTATCTGACCCCACCGTCCTCCACCAGCTTCTTGAATGTCGCCTCATTGCTATCGGCCAGCTTCGCGATCACTAGCTTGCCCGGGCGAACGTCAACCTCTGTATCGACCAGGATCTGCGAACCTTCAGGGATTGAGGGTGCAGACGTGGACGTCATCGAATCACCCTTTACCTCCAGCCAAAAAGCAGCTCCTTTCGCCTTGTAATCGGATACGTCATACCTATCTGAGAAGCCGTCTGGGAAGGGCTGAACAGCTTCCGTCCAAGCGCCAGCGGCGACCCAACTTACTACCGGGTAGGAATACATCTGCGCAGGCTGCGAAATCATTGCGACATTTGAGGGTTCGCTGCCTGTCGTCTCACCTTTTCCTGTCTCCAGCCACTGCGGAGAGCATCTCAAAGCCTTTGCGAGCGCCATGAGATTGGACCCAGTCGCACCGTTGGTTCCGTTACGCCAGAAAGTAATCGTTGCTTTAGACACGCCGATGCTAGCGCTCAGGTCAGTGGCGCTTAACTTCAATTCGGTCATACGAGCCCGGAGGCGATCTTTAAATTCCATATTTAGGATTCTAAACAATTCGTAGTTTAGATAACTTGCCTTGTGCTGTTAAGATCTCTAAACTTCGGTGAAGACACCGGAGACCAACCATGACCTTTGATGAAGCGCTGAAATATTTCGGCACCGGGCGGGCCATCGGCGACGCCCTAGCGGTCACCAGTAGCCGGGTATCTCAGTGTCGCTCTGCAGGAGGTTTTTCATACCCCATGCAGTGCGTATTGGAGAAAGAGTCCGGAGGAAATCTCACTGCAAGACGTGAGGACGATCCGTCTCAAACGTCTCGAATAAGCGCCGCTTAGAAGCGTCGTGTTCGTGGAAATTATCCGCTCAGGCGGGAAGGGCTGGTAGTACAGAGGATTGGCTGTTGATTCATCCAGTACCAAATTTCAGGCAAAAAAAAGCCGGTGGCTAGACCGGCTTCTTCACAACTTGCGAGACAGATTATGCACATCAGACCTGAGCAAGGCAACACAGGCAGAACGATTGGAGTAGCACTGTGAGCGTTCAAGCAATGTCGTGGGCGCTACAGATCCCGCGCGTGACCCTTTCCGATTCCAGTGCACGGCATGTGCTGCTGTGTCTGGCCAACTACGCCGGTACGGACGGGCGAGGGGCGTTCCCTTCGGCCACCACCCTGAGCGAAGACACTGGCCTTTCCGAGCGCACAGTTCGTTCCAAGCTGGAGCTGTTGAGGGCGTCTGAACTGATCGTTCCAGGCAATCAGGCGCTGGCCGCCGTTTACATCGAACGTCATGACCGACGCCCAGTCGTCTATGACTTGCCGATAAAGCGGGGTGCAAATCCTGCACCCCGGACTGAACGGGGTGCAGATGACGGCACGGGGTGCAAATCACAGCAGAACGGGGTGCAGAATTCGACCGAACGGGGTGCGAAATCTGCACCCAATACGTCACTTAACCATCAATTAACCGAACAGCAGCAGCCGCGCGAGATTTCGGACGTTATCGATGAGCAGGATAAGCAGGCCCTTGAGTCAACCGACGATCGCCAGCGCTTCGCAATGTTCGCCGACTGGGCACCGGATAGCCGTTACCTGATCGCCCAGGCTCAGATTGCTGGCGTCAAGCCTGCCGATATCCCTGACGCGCTGATCCGCAGTTTCATCGGCTGGTTTGTGGCCAAGCAGAACACCGTAGACACATCCGCCGGTTGGTGTAACCGCTTGGTGGGTTGGTACTTGAGGGAGCGCGCCAAGGGGAGTTTGCCAGATTTCGACGACACGTCATGGTCTGACGATCTGGGTGACCTATGACCCAAACCAAGGCAAAGCGGCCCCAGAGCGTCACACAACTCATGACCAGCATGGGCAACTTGCCGCCTGTCATACCTACAGTTCCGAAAGCGCTTCCTCCCGGCACCGCGTCCGTTGTAAACGCGCTGTTCAGGGAGTTGCAGGCAATATTTCCGGCGTGGAGGCAGGCGTGGCCGGACGATGCGGCATTGCAAACTGCCAAGCGGAGCTGGATCAAGGCGTTCATCGTCGCGGGCATAAACACCCTGGAGCAGATTCGTTATGGCCTGCAGAACTGCCGCCAGAACGGGAGTGACTTCGCGCCCAGTGTCGGCAAGTTCATCAAGTGGTGTCAGCCGACTCCGGAAATGCTGGGAATTCCATCCCATGACAGGGCATTTCGCGAGGCGCTTCTCAACCTGCATCCATCGCGCCGTACATCGCGGGAGTGGTCACACGAGGCAGTACGGCACGCCGCGCTCCAGTGTGAGATGCATAACCTTGCCGACCTGACGTCGGAAAAGGCCAGCAAGGTGTTCGACCGTGCTTATGACATCACCATACGCATGCTTGTGCAGGGGCAGTCGCTGGAGGACATCGCAGTCGGCATCGGCCATGACGGACAGAAATCAGAATTCGAGCGGGCTGAAGAGCTGACAGAGCGGGTCAGTCTCGCGCTGATCGCAAGACAAGGAATCCCGGCAGACGGTGCAAAGGCGCGTGAGCTGCTAATGGCGAAATTTGGTAGAAGGGCGGCGCAATGACCAAGCAAACGAAACTCACCAAGGCGGCGCGCGACCGCGAATGCCAGATACGTTACCCAGGTTGCTCGAGCGAATCCTCGACCACCGTGCTCGCTCATTACCGACTGGCTGGTACTTGCGGCATGGGCTTCAAGCCAAACGACCTGCAGGCCGCTTGGGCGTGTGCTTACTGCCACGACATCGCCGATGGCCGACTGCGCGCTCCGGCGGTGCTGAGCCGTAACGAAGTCCGCCTGTTCCACGCCGAGGGGGTAATGCGTACCCAGGACGCGCTGATTCGCGAAGGGAAGGTGTCACCGTGAAGCCCGCCGAAATTACGTTGTTCAAACCGAAGCGTACCCGCGCCAAGTCCGTCGACCGTGAGGGGCTGGAGCAGGCCGCATTGCTGCGCGAGCTCAAGCTGCGCATGCCGCTGGTGGCGGCGTTGATCTACCACGTTCCCAACGGTGGCCACCGGCTCAAGCAGGTGGCGGTCAAGTTGAAAGAGCAGGGCGTGCGCGCTGGTGTTCCCGATCTGGTGCTGCCGATGGCCCGTGGTGGGTACTTCGGCCTGTACATCGAATTCAAAGCCACGCCGCCGAACGATGCCGCTGTCTCTGGCAGCCAGTACGAGTGGATACGTCAGCTCAACCTGCAAGGCTATCTGGCGATCGTCTGCCGTGGTCACTTCGACGCGATGGAGCAGATCCGCGCATACCTCCGACTTCCTAAGACTGTGGTGGCCGCATGAGCCAGACCCTGCTTACTTCGTTCTCTGATGCGGAAATCCGCCGGCAGGCAACGAATTCAGACGTGCGCGACTTGCGCGATGCTCGCTATCCGGGCGTTTACTTCCGGTTTCATAAGAGTCGTGAGCGCGGCACCTGGCACCTGGTTGTGGGCAAGAAGTGGGAGAAGATCGCCGGTTTTCCAGAGTTGCCGGTGAAAGGGCTGATCAATGCTCTGCCGAAAATCCGGGAACGCCTGGCGACTGACCCGAAGGCCTCTGCGGCTGCCGGCACGCTGCAGACCGTTGGCCAGCTGCTGGAGTGGTTCATGGTTCGTCAGTCCACCGAGCGCAGCCTGTCGGCAAAGCGCCGCGCCACGAACACCTCAATCATCACCTGCCACCTCAAGCCGCGCCTGTCCGAGCTGCTCATTGCCGATGTGGACCGGTCCACCTTGGACAAGCTGGTCATGTGGCCCATGCAGGCCGAAATGTCGCTCTCCTACGTCCGGTTGATGTGGGGCGTGCTGGTGGTCGCGTTCCGACAGGCCGAAAAGCTGCGTCTGATCGCCCAGAACCCAGTCGCCGGTTTCAAGTTCACCGACTTCACTAAGGCCCGCATCCTGCCGAAACCATCGCGGCTGCGTGCCGTTCAGCTGGAAGAGGTGCTTGGTGACCTTGCTGCCGGGTTTGACCAACACCCACAGGACTGCATGCTCGCTTTGATGATGCTGTGTCACGGCACGCGGGCTGGCGAGACAAGGCAGGCCCGGTGGTCGCACCTCACTCTGGGTGAGCAGGGCGAGTGGTTCATTCCTGCCGAGAACACCAAGACCCGCTGTGAGCATCGCCTACCGCTGACCCATCAAGCCTGTGCGTTGCTGGAGCGGTATCGGGACTGGCAGTCATCAAAGGGCTACAAGGGCGCCTACATGTTCCCGGCCCGCAATCGTGGACCGATCAGCGACAGCCAGGCATGTGCCGTATTCGCTCGCCTGGGCAAGGGTGAGTGGACGAGCCACGACCTGCGCAAAGTGGCCCGGACCGGCTGGACTGATCTGGGCGTCGACTTCCTGATAGGCGAGATGCTGGTGAACCACACGCTGACCCGCAACGTGCAGACCTACATCCACACCTCGGCTGAACTGCTCAAGCGTGACGCGCTGAACAAGTGGCACGAATGGTTAGACGGGAAGGGCTTTAGCCGCATTCACCGCTCGACCCTGACTAGAAACGAAAATTCGCAGAATGCAGTCGAGGCCAATAACGGCGCGGCTTCCAGCGCGATCACGAATCCATAAAAGGCGAGGTTTAAAAATGGCGAATCAAGACCTTTTCAAGCCGAGCATCAGCCTCTGGCAGCACTACATCACCATCGTGGCTGTTGGCCTGGCTTGCTGGATGAACTCAGTGACGGGTGGGATCGTCGCCATCGCTGTGCTGGTAATCGGCGCGGCATTTGAAGGCGTTATTCAGGCCTACCAAGGTCGAGGCCGCCAATGAAGAAGTCACACGGCCCATCGTTCCGTCGAGAGCTGAAGTTCATCGTGGAATGCAACATCTGCGGCGGGAAGGGCGTTTACACCGGGCTTTTTCACCAATTGGAGTGTCCCCAGTGCCACGGCTCTGGCTGGATCTGCGGCCACACGCTTCAGGCGTTGCCACTCAGCGACATCGTTCCGGTGCTCAATCAAAGACTCAAAGAAGCGTTGGCCGAAATCGCAGGTGCTAACAGACAGATTGGCGGTGCGCACCAACAGTACGAACAGAACAACCGCCGCGGTGCCGGTGGATCGAATTACACAGGGGATTGACCATGATGACTCGCAACACGATGCACCGCCCGCTGGGTGAAACTGAAAACATGCTCGAGCAGTGGGGGTATTGGCGGATGGATGGTATGGGCGTGCCCAGCTACGCGTCGCCCACGCTGGCCCTGATGCGGGATGCCATGCCGATGCCCGGTAAGTCGTATGTGATCACCGACGAGCTGGCCGGACTTGTGGACGCGGCCGTAGCTGGCCTGTGTAACCGTCACCAGCAGATGGGCGACATGGTCTGGTTCTACTACGGTGCGAAGTGGCCAGCGATCCGGGTAGGTCGTCACTTTGGAATGAGCGAGGGCAAGGCGCGCGAGCTGATCAAGGCCGGTGCGGCCTGGGTGGATTGCTATTTGGAGGGAGTTCGGACGGCAGCGTAAAAAAGAGTTGTCCATATGGAATAGCTCTGTTTTCATGGCACGGTGTTCAGCTGTTCCAGCGTGGCACCCCTTCCTACCTACCGTTGGGTAAAAAGCGCATTTTAAATAATGCGCTCTGAAGGCGAATTGATGTAAATTCCTGTGAATTCTGCAGGGAGAGCATCGGTGACGGACTTACTGACAATTGATTTACCCGTTACGTTTTTTTTCGAGGCTGAAGAGCCCATTCCGATTGATGAAATTGTTTCATCCCTTTTAGGCCTACAAAAGCTGGCATCCAAAGTGCCGGCTTTGGTGGGCGCTCTATGTGAAGCGGATGAAGAAGTCGATTTGGAAAGCCTTAAAGTTTCCAAAATACAGTCCGGCAGCCTCTTGGAGGTCCTTGTCCTCACCTTGCTGTTTAGCTCGGTTGCCGACAAGGAAAAATGCATAAAATGGCTGAATGAGACCAAAATGGGTAAATATGCGAAGTATGGGCTGGGCGGGCTTCTCGTACTACTGCTTGCCAGTGAAGCTGTTACTATGTACGACAGTTTCAACTCCAAGGTAGCTGACAAGGAAGAAACTCCAAGTATCCAGGCCAATCACAATATTATAATTAATGTTGGTAGTTCGGCCACAGGTGTCACCGCTGAAAAATTGCAAGCAGCTGTTGACAGCGCTCTCACAGGCGATAGGAAAAAAGTTGTCCGTGCTGCCTTGGATTTTATCTCACCCGCTTCCGGTGACGGGAGAGGTGGTTTGCATGTGGGCGACCACGCTACGGGGCTTCAATTTTCCCATGAGGCTGCTTCTGACGCGCCAGAAACTCCTGATTTTCGAGCACGTGACACTGCGGTCCGTTACACGCAGACCCGTCTTGAAATTCGCGCTTTAGATAGAGATAGATCTGACACTGGTTGGAAAGGAACTCTTCCCCAAGCAACTGGAGAAAAAAGGCTGCCTTTGATATTCGCAGACGGCGTCGACGTCACGAAAGCAGTTTCGCAGGAGGCGGTCAGTGCCGATGTTGAGGTCGTAATGGCAACTGACTTTAATAGAGGTGTTTTAATTCCTAAGAAGATTACTGTTATCAAAATTTACTAGTTCAAACTTGGTAGGCCGCACCTTCCTTGTAGTACTATCGCTATAACTTTTAGGCTCGCCATATCGGCGGGCCTTTTTCATTTCTGGAGTAACGATGGACCCGACCGACCTCGGCCCAGGCACCGCCACCTGGCTGGGCGGCACGGGCACCATTCTGCTGGGCGGCTTCCTCTGGTTAAGGAAATTCCTCTCTAGGGATGCGACCGATCGCGCCATGGACAACGCCGATATCGGCACCGTCCGCAGGCTGAACGAACTGCTCGACTCGGAACGACAGGCCCGCAAAGAAGCAGAGGCCCGAGCCGACCAGTTCGCCAAAGAACGCAACGAGCTGGCCGCCGCTGTCGGCCGCATGGAGGGGAAGATCGAAGCCCTTACCGGTCAGGTTGCCCAGCTCACCGACAAGGTAACAACGCAGAGCGCAGAGATTGCTCGACTGCGCACCAAGTTGGGAGGAATCAACTGATGGATAGATGCGCAATCAACTTCGTTGCCCGCCACTGGTGGAGGCGGATAGAGGTTTGGCTGATCGCCGTACTGTTGTTGGCTGGCGGTGCGATGTTGGGGTTTCAGGTTGCCGAGTGGCGGCTATCCAGTTGGTACACCGCTCAGGTCACCGAAGTTCGTCGAGGATATGACGAGGCCACCAAGCAGCGCGACATGCGCCTGAACAGGCTTGCAAACACCGCAACTGAGGCAGCCGTAAAGGTTGAGGGTGCAGCAGCAAAGGCTGAGGCAGCAGCAGGTACGGCGACCGAGGCCGCAAAGACTGCTGGCACCGCCGCCGACAAGGTCAACGAGGTCCTGGAGCGGCAGACGCCGTGACGCGCCACCTGATTGATCCTGAGCGATATATGGATCGTGATCAGATCAGAGTGGCGCAGCAGATGTTCCAAGAGCGAGACAAACTACAGGCGCTGCTTGGTTCCGTAGTGTGTGGCAAGGAGCTCGCCGTTTCGATACGAGGCGCCTGGCAGCCTGCTGAGGTGGTAGCAGAATTGCAGCGACCACTGCGCAACTATTACCAGAAAAAGGTAAATTCCTTAAATGCGCAGCTCAAGCAGCCTGGCTGGAGCGGAAATTAGTCGGATAGAATAGCTGCGCCATCGTGTCGTCCGGACTTGATTGTCAGTTGTGGCTGTTATTTACGTGAGGCAAGGCACACTTGGTGGGTCTTCTTATGATCGCTGATCTCGGTTCGCAGTTCCTGCCGGGTTTCTTGACTGAAGTTGCGGATAGTAGCCCAGCTGAGAGTATTTTCTAAATTCAGGGTCTCGCGCCAGATCTTGTCGCACTCGTCAGCCTGAGCCGATGCGAGGCTTGATTTGACTGATGCTAGCTCATCTTCCTTTCTACGATATGTCGATTCCCATGTTTGGAAATCGCTGCGCAATTTCGCGTTTTCCTGTTTCAGCTGAACGGCTTGGTCACGAAGGTAAGTGTTATCCGCTTCGATGCGGCCGATCTCTCTCGATTGCTGCGAAGAATACTGCAGGTAAGCGAATGCCCCGCCTCCGCATCCAAACACTATTCCGCTTATGACACCGATCCACTTTAATGTTTCGTCCACTGCACTGCCTCAATGTGTAAAACGAGAAACCTTATAACGCCCTTTATGTGCTGTGCAAGCACCAGGCGATTGAGCAATTGAGCAAGTGAGGCAACAAGCATGAGCTGTAGTGGATGCGCTCACCGGCGCGAATGGATTAACAAGTGGACAAAGGTGGCATATGAACGAGCACAGCAACTCCTTGCTAAGCCAGATCCTGGCCGAGCAGGTGCAGCAGACCCAACTGCTACAGCGGATGGTAGAGCAACAGACGCTGCTGATCGACGCACTGAGTGAAGAAGAGCCGGAAGACCCGGATGCTCAACCTCACACGTACTTGGACGGCACACCATGCCGTTGAGACCGCAGAAGCCATGCAATGCTCAGGGCTGCAACATACTGACCCGTAACCCCCGTTACTGTGACGCCCATAAGGATGTAGGCAAGCAGTTCGAAGTGAAGCAGCGGGAGAAGCAACGCGAGACCAGCAGCCAGCGCGGCTACAGCTACAAGTGGCAACAGGCGCGCAAGGGCTTCTTGGCTAAGCATCCGCTCTGCGTAGAGTGCGAGCGCCTTGGGCGTGTAACAGCGTCGACAGACGTTGATCACATCGTTCCTCACAAGGGTGACATGGACCTGTTCTGGGATCGATCCAACTGGCAGGCCATGTGTCATCCATGCCACAGCACGAAGACGGCGACAGAGGACGGCGGATGGGGCAACACCCAGGCAGCCCGGCCTCGCTGACCGAAACGAGAACAATTCTCGTCGAATTTCACGAGAATGCACCGATATGGTGCGCGCACCAGTCTGGTGCGATGGGGGAGGGTCAAAAGTCTGGTCCCTTTGGCTTCTAGACCGCGCCCTCAATCGTTTTTTTACACCCGCGAAATTAAAAATTCTGGAGTTGCGCGATGGGAGGTACCGCCACGGTCGCCGGCCGTGGTCGCAAACCCAAGCCGACCGCCAAAAAAGCACTAGCCGGAAATCCCGGCAAACGCGCGCTGAATAAGGCCGAGCCCGCTTTTTCGAAGATCACAAATGTAGATCCGCCCGAATGGCTCAGCGACCGCGCTTCGCAGATGTGGAAGATGATTGTTCCGGAGCTTCTGCGCGAAAACGTGGTCGCGATAACTGATTTACACAACGTCGAAGCGTTCTGCGTTGCATACGACAACTGGCGAATGGCGCAGGAGTCAGTCCAGGCCCACGGCATTGTGGTTACCGGTGCCACCGGCGGACCGATGAAAAACCCGGCACTGACCGCCGCGAACGAAACGATGCGGCAAATGGTGACGTTCGGTTCGATGCTGGGCCTGGACCCGGCCAGCAGGACACGCCTTATCGGCGGCAACAAGGAAAAAGAAACCAACGAATTCGCCCAACTACTGAGATCTTAAATGGCCAAGTCCGCCCACCCCAACGTCGATAAGGCGATGGTTTGGGGGCGGTCTCTGCTGCGCGGGAAGGTGCCAGCCTGCCGTTACATCCATCAGGCCGTGCAACGTCACTTCGACGATCTGGCTGCCAGCCGCAAGCGCGGGTTCAGATTCAAGTTCGATCCGGCGAAGGCTGAGAAAAAACTCAAACTGATTCAGCTGTTGCCGCATACCAAGGGTGAATGGGCGTTCAAACGCCAGTTGATCACGCTTGAGGGATGGCAGCTCTTCGGCTTGGCCGTCACGTTTGGCTGGGTCAAGAAGAAGGGCGGTCACCGCAGGTTCCGCGAAAGCTACTGGGAGGTGCCGCGCAAGAACGGCAAGTCTGTTGTGGCCGGTGGTGTAGGCATAGGCATGTTCGTCGCCGACGACGAGTTCGGTGCCGAGGTCTATTCAGGCGCGACAACCGAGAAGCAGGCATGGGAGGTCTTCAGACCGGCAAAGCTGATGGTGACGAAATCGCCGATGCTGATCCAGGCTGCGGGCATCGAGGTCAACGCCTCGAACATGAACATCCCGTCCGATTTCAGCCGTTTCGAGCCGTTGATAGGCAACCCTGGCGATGGTGCATCCCCCAGTTGCGCCATCGTCGATGAATATCACGAACACCCAACCTCAGCTCAGTACGACACGATGCTCACCGGTATGGGGGCCCGGCGTCAGCCGCTGATGTTCATCATCACCACAGCCGGCGCTGACATCGAAGGGCCTTGTTACGACAAGCGCCGCCAGGTCATCGAGATGCTGGCTGGCACGGTTCCAGACGACGAGCTGTTCGGCTGGATCTGGACGCTTGATGACGGGGACGACTGGACAGACCCCAAGATGCTGGCCAAGGCCAACCCGAACCACGGGGTATCCGTGTTTCAGGAGTATCTGGAGAGCCAGCAGGCTCGCGCGATTCGGTCTGCGCGTTTCACCAACACGTTTAAAACCAAGCATCTAAACCTTTGGGTGAGCGCCAAGTCCGGCTTTTTCAACATGGAGGACTGGAAGTCCTGCGAGGACACCTCGCTTACGCTCGATCAATTCGAGGGCCAGGAGTGGATAGCTGGTTTCGACCTTGCGCGTAAGCTGGACATGAACTCAAGGGCTCGCCTGTTTTGGCGGGTGATCGATGGAAAGACTCACTATTACAGCGTGGCTCCCAAGTTTTGGGTGCCATACGACACGGCTTATGACAACGACAACAAGCGCATGTCAGAGCGCTTTCAGGCATGGCTGAACTCCAAACATCTGGAGGTTACCGATGGTGCCGAAATCGATTACCGCGAAATCCTCGAAGACACCAAAGAGGCGAACAAGCACGCACCGCTACGCGAGTCGCCGATTGACCCTCACGGTGCTACTGGGTTGAGCCATGACCTCGACGACGAGGGTTTCAATCCGATCACCATCCAACAGAATTACACCAACATGTCCGACCCCATGAAGGAGCTGGAAGCGGCTATCACGGCTGGGCGGTTCCACCATGACGGCAACCCGATCATGACCTGGTGTATTGCCAACGTGATCGGCAAAAACATGCCCGGTAACGACGACGTAGTACGGCCCATCAAACAGGGCGATGACAACAAGATCGATGGCGCTGTTGCACTGATCATGTCGGTCGGGCGGGCGATGATGCAAGTCGTTGCCGGCGATGGCGGCGTGGACCGATTCATGGATTCAATCCGGGACCCAATATTCGAATGAACACAGCATCAATCATTTACCTGCTGACAGCAGTGCTTGGCTTTGTCCTTGCTGTGGCAGGCGTTTACGTACTGCTTGGCCTGGGTTGGGCGCTTCTTGCCGCTGCTTCGTCGTGCTTCGTCTCGGCAGCATTCATTCGAAGGGGACTGACCGGTGGCTAAGTCTTTCAAATCCGTCTTGAGCGGTGCAATCAACGCGCCTCGGTCATCAATAATCGATTGGGTGGGCAGGTCTCTCTCCGGCAGCGCTTCCGGAATTTGGGCGCAAACCGTGGGCAGCACATCCGCCAACGGAAAAACCGTGACGATCAACAAAGCCATGCGCCTTGCCGCTTGCTGGTCTTGCGTTCGCCTCATCTCCGAAACGATCGCAACGCTGCCGCTCGGCCTATACCGGCGCATGCCTGATGGTGGTCGTGAGGTGGCCGGTGACAATGACCTGCATTGGATTCTTAACACCAACCCGAACAGCCGCATGACTGCTGTGCAGTTTTGGGAGGCCGTAGTGGCTTCGATGCTGCTTCGGGGTAACGCTTTTGTCGAGATCATCCGTATAAGCGGTCGGATCGTAGCGCTTGAATTCCTGCTGCCCAACCGCATGGATTTGGATGTCGCGGACAACGGCGAGATTCTGTACCGGTACCGGGAAAAAAACGGGCAGCTCCGCGATATCGCTGGCAGCAACATGATGCATATCCCTGCGTTCTCTCTGGATGGGCAAATCGGGCTCTCACCCATCGCCTACGGCGCCGACGTATTCGGCGCGGCAATGTCGGCAGAGGACGTTGCGAGCTCCACGTTCAAAAACGGCATGCACCAAACCGTGGCCTTTGAGGTTGATGCAACGCTGAACAAGCAGCAGCGCGACGATTTTCGCGACTACGTCCAACGCATCAGCGGGGCGATGAATGCCGGTAAATCACCGGTTTTGGAGAAGGGTGTTTCCGCCAAGGTGATTGGTATCAATCCAGTGGACGCTCAGCTGCTGGAATCTCGAGAGTACAGCGCCGAGGAAATCTGCCGTTTTTATATGGTGGACCCGACGTTGGTCGGTTACAGCGATAAGGCATCGAATTGGGGTACCGGCCTTGAGCAGAAACTACTGCGATTTTTGACTTTCACGCTGCGCAGCTACATGCGCCGCATCGAGGAAGGGATCAGTCGCAGCTTGCTGGCGCCTGCGCAGCGCCGTCAGATTTATCCCGAGTTTTCCATCGAAGGCTTGATGCGTGCTGATAGCGCCGCACGGGCAACGCTGTATTCGGGCATGGTGCAAAACGGCATCTACACGCGCGACGAATGCCGCATGAAGGAGAACCTGCCCAAAATGGGCGGCAATGCCGGTGTGCTAACTGTGCAAACAAACCTTTCGCCGATCGACAAACTGGGTCAGGGCGATGACGGGCAAGCCGCAAGGGCAGCTCTACAGAACTGGCTGGATCAGCCGGCAAACTCGAAGGAATAAATCATGCAACCAAAATCCAAGGCTGGCAGTTTTAACTGCGAGCTGAGCCCGCGCGCGCTCGACAGATGGAATCCGGCCATCAAAGCGGCCGTGGAGTCCACCAGCGATACCATCACCATCTACGGCGTTATTGGCCAGGACTGGTATGGGGAAGGCGTTACCGTCTCGCGTATCGACGCGGCCCTTCGCTCAATCGGCGACAAGCCAGCCACCGTGTACATCAATTCGCCAGGTGGCGACATGTTCGAGGGCCTGGCCATCTACAACCGGCTGCGCGAGCACAGCCAGCCGATCACAACCAAAGTCCTGGGCCTGGCCGCATCGGCTGCGTCGGTGATTTACATGGCCGGCGCAAAGCGCGAAGTGGCCAGCAGCGGGTTTCTCATGATCCACAACTGCTGGACGCTTGCCGTCGGCAACCGCCATGGCTTGCGCGATGTCGCGAACACGATGGAAGAGTTCGACGCTGCGATGGCAGAGCTTTACGCGGAAGGCAGCGGCCAGGCCGTCGCTGACATTGCCGAGATGATGGATGACGAGACGTTCATACGCGGCCGACGAGCAGTTGAGCTCGGCTTTGCAACGGCCGTTCTCTCTTCTGACGAAATCACCGAGCGTGAAGACGAGCAGGCCCAGCAGAGTAACGCGCTGAAGGCTATGGATATCGCTTTGGCAAAAGCCGGAATGGCCCGCAGCGAACGCCGCGAACTCTTCGCCAATTTCAAGTCCAGCACGCCGCGCGCTGCTGGCGGGGGTACGCAATACGCTGCCTCGTCCGATAAGCCCCGCGCTGTCGCGCCAGACCTCACCGCCTCCCTGAGCGCGGCATCCGACATCCTCAAATCTTTCCAAGGACCATCGCAATGAGCGACTTCGAAAAGCAATACACCGAGCTGAATGCCAGCCTTAAGACCATTGGCGACCAGATCAAATCCCAGGCGGAGACCAGCAACAAGGAAATCGCCCGTCACGGTGAGATGAACGCCGAGACTCGTGCCAAGGTTGACGAGTTGCTGATGAAACAGGGCGAACTGCAGGCTCGCGTTCTGGAAGCTGAGCAAAAGCTTGTCAATGCCAACCGTGACACTCAGCGCATCGAGAGCCCGAAGTCCGCTGGCGAGTTGATTGTTACCAGCGAACACATGGAAGGCGTCAATTCGTCTTTCCGTGGCTCCCGTCGCGTTTCCGTACCCCGCGCCGCTATAACCACCACATCCGCCGGTGGCTTGGCGGCCACGGAGCGCCTGGACACTGTCGCGCTGCCGGGCATGCGTCGGGCCACCATTCGCGATCTGATTGCACCCGGCGAGACTGAGGCGGGCTCGCTTGAGTATGTCCGCGAAACAGGCTTTACAAACAATGCCGCGACCGTAGCGGAGGGCTCTGCAAAACCGTATTCCGAAATTGAGACCGCCTTGGTCACGGCTTCGGTTCGTACCATCGCTCATCTGTTCAAAGCCTCGCGTCAGATTTTGGATGACGCAAAGGCTTTGCAGAGCTACATCGACGCGCGCGCTCGTTATGGGTTGCTGCTCGCTGAAGAAGCTCAGTTGCTGTACGGCAGCGGAGCAGGTGCAAATCTGCAAGGGCTCGTTCCGGTTGCAAACCAATACGCGTCTCCAGCTGGCTGGACCGTAACCGGCGAACAGCGCATCGACCGGATTCGTCTGGCCCTTCTTCAATCCGAGCTGGCAGAGTTCCCTTCGGATGGCATCGTGCTCAACCCAACTGACTGGGCGCTGATCGAGTTGATCAAAGACAGCCAGGGCCGCTATCTGATCGGTCAGCCGCAGGAAGGCACTGCTGCTCGTCTGTGGAATCGCCCGGTAGTCGCGACCCAAGCCATGAAGCCAAACGACTTCCTGGTGGGAGCCTTCAAACTTGGTGCGCAGATCTTCGACCGGATGGAAGTTGAAGTTTTGATTTCTACCGAGAACGACAAGGACTTCGAAAACAACATGGTCACGCTTCGCGCCGAAGAGCGTCTGGCGTTTTCCATCTACCGTACCGAAGCGTTCGTCACTGGCAAGCTCACGGCTCCCGCCGCTGCGGCTTAAGCTGCCCAACCCCTAAAGTGGCCGGCACCGCCGGCCCACCGAGGTGAGACATGTCAGATGTATTGATCAAGCCGCTGCGGGCTTACGAGGACCGCGGCATCATCCGTGATACCGACAACGAGCCTTATGCTGCGCCTGTATGGCTGGCTAAGGAACTGGAGCAACTCAAGCTTTGCAAGATCGTAGGCGAGGCTGGCGCAGCGCTGACCAACGATTCCAGTGACCGCTCGGCGCTAACGATAGCGAAGAAGGGGCAGCGCTGGATTGTTGTCGATACTGAGGGCGCTCAGGTCGGTGACTTTATCGGCAAGAAAGAAGAGGCCGAAAGCGAGTTGGCCAAACTTTTGACCGCCACCACACCGGATCCCGCCGGCAATCCTGAAGCTGATGTTCCTAGCGAAGGACCGCCGGTTCAGGGTGAGAATCCGCCTCCGCAAACCGAGCAGCACTAACCGCCTCAGGAGTGACACATGCCCGTCATCAGTATAGAAACTGCCATGCATCACCTGCACGCAGAATCCGAGGATCAGCCGCTCGTGGAGGAATTTCTGGGCGCGGCTGAGGAAGCTGTTATGCAGTTTTTGCAGCGCCGGTTCTATGCCGATCAGGCTGATGTGGATAAGGCGAAGGCTGACACCCTTCAGCGAACTCAAGCCGCGAGAGCTGCATACCGGGCTGCGCTGGAGTTGGCCGACGACCCAGAAAACTCTGATATTCGCTGCCGTCTTCGCGAGCGCGCTCGCCAATCATTGTCTGAAAGCTTTGAGCAGATCGATATGGACGACTTCGGCATCGTGATCAACAAGGCCATACAGGCAGCATGCCTGCTCAAGCTGGGCAACCTCTTCGCCAACCGCGAGGAAGTGGTGATCGGCACGATTGCCGCGGAGCTGCCGCTGGCCTCCAAGTCGCTGCTGATGCCATACCGTGTCGGGATGGGTGTGTAGTGCGCGCCGGTCGGTTGCGACATCGCATATCGTTCCAGGCGATGGTGCGCAAGCAGGACCCCGTGACTGGTGAAGAGCAGGGTGAAAGTTGGCAAACAGTTTGGGACAAGGTCCCCGCAGCGGTCGAGCCGCTGAGCGCCAGGGAGTTTATAGCGGCCCAGGCCAGCCAGTCAGAGGCCACCGCGCGGATAGTGATCCGATACCGAGCCGGCGTCCTGCCGACGATGCGGATCCTTTACCGAGGGGATGTCTACGACATCAAAGGCCCGGCGCTGCCCGATCCCGATTCAGGTCTGGACTATCTCACCATCTTGGTGGCCGAGGGGGTCAACGATGGCTGACTCAGTGGATTTCCAGCTGGAGGGGATTGACTCTCTCGTTGGAAAACTCGAATCGATCACTCAGGACATGAAGCGTAAGGGCGGGCGGTCGGCGCTACGTAAGGCTGCCCAGCTGGTGGCCAACAAGATGAAAGAAGGCGCGCAGCGGATAGACGACCCTGAAACAGGCCGATCTATCGCGGACAACGTCGCGCTTCGCTGGAACGGGAAATTGTTCAAGTCGAGCGGGGACCTCGGTTTCCGGGTTGGTGTTCTGCAAGGCGCTGTCCTCAAGAAGGGCGGCGACAAATCTGCGAACGCTGCGACGCCTCATTGGCGCCTCATCGAATTCGGTACTTCCAAAATGCGTGCAGATCCATTCGCGCGAAAGGCGTTGGCCGACAACATAACCGAGGCAACCAATACATTCATCACTGAATACGAGAAGGCCATTGACCGCGCGATTAAACGAGCGGCCAAGGCTTCAGGGGGGGCGTGATGTCATATGCACCCATATTCGCCGTATGCGCTGCTGACGCCGGGGTAACGGCACTACTGGGCGTCAGCCCCACCAGGCTTTATCCGTTCGATGATGCGCCCGAAGGCGTGGCGAAGCCGTATGCAGTCTGGCAACTCATTACCGGCAGTCCAGAAAACTACCTCGCCGGCCGTCCTGATGCTGACAGCTTCACGCTGCAGGTCGACGTGTATGCCGCTACAGGCGCGCAGGCAAGGGCTGTGACTGACGCAATCAGTCACGCCATTGAGCTGCAAGCTTACGTGGTCCGCTGGGGTGGCGAGAGCAAAGACGCCGAAACAAAGTTGTACCGGTCGAGTTTCGATGTCGACTGGATAGTGCTCCGGTAGTCCCAACCAACTTTACAGCCCGCCATGAGCGGGTTTTTTTATGCCCGACATTTGGAGAACACAATGGCGATTTTGACTCAAGGCACCCAGATGTATGCGCTGGTGCCTACAACCGCAGACCCGACAAAGCGGGAGGTCATCGAGGTGGAATGCATTACAGCGTTCAACCCGGGCGGCAACCCAGCAGACCAAGTTGAAATTACCTGCCTGAGTGACAAGGTAAGGCGATACCTGCGCGGGTTGCGCACGCCTGGACAGGCTTCGTTCTCAGTAGACGCTGATCCGAAAAACGCCTCACACGTCCGGCTTTACCAGCTTTCCGAGGATGACTCGGTCGAAAATACGTCGTGGGTCATTGGCTGGGCTGACGGCTTCGATATCAAGCCCACCTTAAATGCGGCTGGCGATGATTTCGAGCTGCCACCGACACGCACCTGGTTCGTTTTCGACGGCTATGTCGCCGACTTCCCATTCGACTTCGCAGGAAACACAGTCGTGAAGACTGCGGGCACCATCCAGCGCTCCGGCGGCTCCGCCTGGATTCGCAAGTCGGCTAACGCATAAGGCATCGTGATGAAATTAAGTCTTGAAAGCTTGCGCGGCGTGGGTGCGTTCACCGGTCGCCCGGTCGAGAAAGAAATCAAATGGCAGCAGGGCGAAAAAGAATTCGTCGCCACGGTCTACGTCAGGCCGCTGGGGTTTCAAACGGCGATCAACGATGCACTATCCGCCGCTGGCAAGGTGCAGGTTCACGCGGGCCGAATTGCCGCAAGTATCTGCGACGAAGAGGGAAAGCCCGTCTTCACGGTTGAAGACATCACCGGAGAAGCTGATCCAACGCGTGGCTCGCTCGACCCCAGCCTGACTTTCGCGTTGCTGACAGTCATCGCCCAGGTCAACAACTTGGGAAAGACGGCGCCCTCTCCGACGACGAAGAGTTCTGGCACGAGCTCGTCCTCGCCGGCATCGGCGGGCGTACGATCGCGGAAGCCAAGGAAAGCCTCAGCCTGAACGAGTTCAGGTCCTGGCTGAAGTACAGGGCGCTACGTGGCTCTCTGAACATCGGCATGCGGGTGGAACGCGGATCGGCATTGCTCGCAATGATGTACGCCAACGTGAATTACAAGGACGGTCCGTACAAGATTTTCGACTTCATGCAGCATGAGGTCGAGCCGGCCATCAGTCTCGAACAGGCTATGGAAAGCTGGGCATAAACCTAAAAGGCCCGCACAGCGGGCTTTACCTTTGGAGGCGAGTTGAATGAGCAAGTCACTGGGCACGCTCACGTTGGATTTGGTGGCCAGGATCGGTTCCTTCACTGGCCCTCTTGACAGGGCGAGCCAAGAGGCAAAGAAACGCAACGCGGAAATCGCCAAGTCTTTTGAAAACCTGGCCAAGGGTGTGGGCGTTGCCATCGCAGCTGTCCCTGCCGCTCTGACAGGGCTGGTCGCCTACACGGCCGGCAGCGCTAAGGAAATCTCCAACCTTGCAGCGCTGGCTGGTCTTGGAACAACCGAGTTCCAAAAATACGCAGCAGGCGCGAAAACTGTTGGCGTTGAGCAGGACAAGCTCGCGGACATCTTCAAGGATACCAACGACAAGCTGGGCGACTTTTTCAACACCGGCGGCGGCGAGCTGAAAGACTTCTTCGAGGTCATCGCGCCGAAGGTAGGTGTGACAGCGGAAAGTTTCAAAAAACTCAACAGCGCCGAAGCTCTTCAGTTGTATGTTTCGACCCTTGAGAAAGCAAATGTCTCCCAGGCTGAAATGACCTTCTATATGGAAGGCATTGCCGACGAGGCCAGTGCGCTCGTTCCCTTATTGCGCAACGGTGGGAAAGAGTTCAAGCAGCTTGGCGATGCTGCGGAATCCGCCGGCGCTATTCTCAGCGTTCAAACCATAGCCGTCTCGAAACAGTTTTCGAGCGAGCTTATGGGGCTCATGCAGAACTTGCAGGGGACAAAAAACAAGATCGCTGATGATTTCATGCCAGTGGTTCAGCAATTGACAAAAGACCTTAACGACAGCGTCAAAGCGGGTGGCGGTGTAACAAAGGTCGTGGGGGAGATGGGCGACAAGCTCGTTACCGCAACTGCATTTGTCGTTAGTGCTGGCGATGGAGTTACGAGAGTATTCAAGATCGTTTCGGATACCCTTGTGGGTATGTACGCGACGGCAGTTGGCTACACATCTTCGATGATGGCGGATGTCGCGGCGGGTTTGGCAAAGTTCACCATCGGTGATGTGTCCAAACAGTTCATAGCAGACAGTGTGCGCCTGCGCGATGAGGCTAAAGTGAACTTTGGCGCTGCCGCTGAGGCGGCAGCTGGTATCAAGGCAAGTCTCGAAACGCCACTCGCGGGCGATACGATTAAGAAATACATCACGGATGCGCGGGCTGCTGCGGGCGAGTACCAGCGCCTATTTGGTGGTACCGGCTTCAGCGATCAGGGTGGAAAGGGCAGCGGAGTCGACCCTAAAGCTCTGGAAGCGGCCAAGCAGGCTGCAAAGGACGCCGCGTCGGCGGCGAAGAAACTGAGCGATACCGTCAAGGGTTCTGAGACCGACCTGCAGCGTCAGATCGCGCTGATCAATACCAGCAAGGACGCGCAGAAAAACGCTACGGAAGTGGACAAGATTCGCTTCGAAGTTGCATCGGGCAAGCTCGTCGGGATCAACGCCGCTCAGCAGAAGCGCCTCGAGGGCTTGGCATCGGAGCTGGATGCTCTCCAAAAACTCAAGGTTGCGAACGAGGAAGAGGCCAAGGCAGTTACCTTCCTTGCCACACTTAAGGATGAGAATGCTGCCACTCGTGGCGGCTTCGATATGGAGCTTGCTGGCGCAGGGATGGGCGACAAGGCCCGGGATCGCCTGAAGCAGGATATGGCCATTCTGGAGGATTACACGCGCAAGGCTGCAGACCTCCAGGCGCAGCGCAACTCCGGCGATATCAGCGCAGAGCTGTACGCCAAAGAGACCGGTATGCTCTCCGAAGCGCTGGCTGAACGAACGGTCATCCAGCAGGACTATTACAATCAGCTCGAAGAGGCCCAATCCAACTGGATGGCGGGCGTCAGTGATGCCTGGCAGAACTATGTAGACGCTGCCGAAAATTACTCTGCGAAGGCCGCAGATTTTGTCTCGGGCTCGCTTGATGACGCCACCACTGGGCTGGGAAATGTTTTCGCTGATGTAGCCACTGATGTGGATAACGCGGGAGAAGCTGTTGCTGACTTCGCGAGCAATATGTCCAAGTCGGTAATAAACGCGTTGAGCGACATGGCAGCGCAGTGGCTGATATATCAGGGCATTCAACTGCTCGTTGGTAAAAGCGGGCAATCGGCGGCGGCCACCGGCTTGATCGCCAACGCGCAGGCAGCGTCTGCGCAGGCAGCGCTGAACGCTTACGCATCGACCGCCGGTATTCCGCTGATCGGTCCAGCTGCTGCGCCGGCCGCCGCACTCGCCGCCGCTGCTGCAACTGCGCCAATGGTCGCCGCCGTATCCGCATCCGCACTCGCCGGTATGGCCCACAACGGCATGGACAATATCCCGAAGGAAGGCACCTGGCTGCTCGATGGCGGTGAGCGCGTGCTTAACCCGAACCAAAACCGCGACCTGACGAAGTACCTGGCGGATAAGGCCGGGAGTGGTACTGGCGGGGCGCCGTCTTTCACCATCAACGCGCCAGTGAATGTCCAGGCCCAGCCCGGTATGACTAACGCGGACGCGGCCAAACAGGGGTCGGCGATATCGTCGGCACTTGAGGCTCAGCTCGGGCAGTTTCTGGACAGAGAGATGCGCCAGGGCGGACGTCTTTGGAGGCGCGCGTAATGGCTGAAACATTCGATTTCGATGTGCAGGTCGGAGCGTCTGGTGACGTGTCTCAACGCACTTGGGAGAACGACTTCGGGGACGGTTACTCCCAATCTGGTGGAGTGGGAATAAACAACCGAACTGAGGCTTGGGACGTAACAGTAACTGGACGGTATGGCCCAGGTCAGAAGCTGCAACAGGTACGGGACTTTCTGGACCGTCATGAAGGGTACAAGTCATTCATATGGACACCACCTGGTGGGGTTCAGGGCTTTTACAAGGCAAAGGGATACAAGCCAAATACTCTCGGTGGCGGCCTGCACTCTATCTCCGCCAACTTCAAGCAAACCCCCAAACCCTGACCCCGCCAAATGCGGGATTTCTTTTAGGTAACCACCATGATTTACAGCTCGGACATTCAGAAGCTGGAGCCCGGCAACCAGATTCGCCTGTACGAACTGGATGCCACGCGCCTGGGCGCAACGCTCTGGCGCTTCCACGGGCATGAGCATGAGGGCGACATCATCTGGCAGGGCCAGTTGTATTCGCCTATTCAGATCGAGGTCACCGGTTTAGATATCCGTGGTGATGGCCGCCCAGCCACACCAAAGCTCAGGCTGGCCAACGAGCTGTCGGGTATTCCGCGAGCTGTTTCTGCTCTCTGCCTGCAGTTCAAGGATCTGGCCGGGGCGAGCTTCAAGGTGATCGAAACCTTCAAGCACTTCCTGGATGCCGCGAACTTCGACGGCGGCAATCCGGATGCTGCTGATCAGAGCCGCACCAGCCTGTGGAGAATCGAGCAGAAGACCGAAGAGAACTTTTCGGCGGTCGGTTTCGAGCTTTCCAGCCCCATCGACATGGAAGGCCAGCAGCTGCCGTCCCAGCAGATCACCAAGTTGTGCCGCTGGGCGATGCGCGGCCAGTACCGGCAGGAGGCTTGCGCCTACACAGGCACCGCGTATTTCGACAAGAAGAACGAACCCACCGACAACCCTGCGCTTGACCGCTGCGGGGGCTGGTGGAGCAGCTGCAAGTTGCGCGGCAATACCCGCCGGTTCGGCGGCTCAATGGGCGCAAGCCTGATCGCCAAGGGATAACCATGCGAATCAATCAAAAGCTTCAGGACGCCATGCGGGCGCACGCCGAGCAGTCACACCCGGCCGAGGCCTGTGGGCTTCTGATCAAGACCGAGGCAGGTCGTGAGTACGTACCGTGCGGCAACGTGGCCACCAACCCGCTGCAGCACTTCCTGATCGACAAGCACCACGCTGCGGCGGCAGAAGACAGGGGCGAGGTGCTGGCAATCGTGCACAGCCACCCGGACCGCGCCGCAACACCGAGCATGACCGATCTGGTCAGCTGCGAGCTGCATGAATTGCCTTGGGCGATTGTGGGCTGGCCTGGCGGTGACATTCAGTGGTTCAAGCCGAGCGGGTTCCAAGCCCCTTTGCTGGGCCGGGACTTCTCGCATGGCCTGCTCGATTGCTGGTCGGCCTGCCGCGACTGGTACGCCCGCGAGGCCTCACTGCCGCTGCCCAACTTCGAGCGCAAGGAACTGTGGTGGGAAGATCCGGACAGCCCCAGCCATTACGAAGATAACTACGAGGCCTGCGGCTTCGTCCGGGTCGAACAGCCCCAGCGCGGCGACCTGCTGGTGTTCCAGATCCCGACCGTGGGCAGGCCTTGTCACTTCCCGAACCACGCCGCGATCTACCTCGGGGCCGATGCCAGCCTGCACAGCGAGGACGCGCCGGCACTGGGCGGGTCTGGTCCGTTCATCTATCACCACATGCCCGGTCGCCTGGCTGCCCGTGAGGTCTACGGCTGGTCGATGGCCAACCGCGTGAAACTGATCCTGCGCCACAAGGAATACACCCCATGACCATGCGCACCATCGTGCTCTACGGCGTTCTGCGCAAGCATTTCGGCCGGGAGTACCGCATCGATGTACACAGCGTGCGCGATGCCGTGAATGCCCTTTGCGCGATGAAGCCTGGCTTCGAGAAGTTTCTGCGGACCGGCGAAGAGCGTGGCTTGGTGTTCAGCGTCTTCTGCGGCAAGCGCAACGCCGTCGAGGCCGAGTTCGATATGCAGGGCAGCGACAACACCGATATCCGCATCGTGCCGCTGATCCAAGGCAGCAAGCAGGCTGGCCTGTTCCAGGTGGTGCTGGGCGTCGCGCTGGTTGTGGGCGGCCTTGTCTCCGGTGGTACGAGTACAGCGCTCGGCCTGGGCCTGCTCGGCGCAGGTGCTGCGACGGGGCTTGGCGGCGTGGTGCAGATGCTTTCGCCGACGACCACCGCCAGCGTCGGCAGCAACAATGACGACGGAAACAACCCCAGCTACGGCTTTGGGGGCGCGGTGACCACCGTTGCCCAGGGCAACCCTTATCCCGTGCTCTACGGCGAACGAGAGATCGGCGGTGCCGTCGAATCGGGCGGCATCTACACCCAAGACCAACTTTAAATATCGCAAAGCACCCAACCCGCTCCGGCGGGTTTTTTATTGCCTGGAGATCCGCATGGGCGCAGCACGCAAACTCGTCGTTCAAGGTTCCAAAGGGGGCGAGTCGACCCAGAAACAGCCGACGATTGCAGCGAACAGCACGGCTTCGATCGCTACCGCCCGGATCGTCTATCTGTGGAGCTGGGGACCCATCGTAGGCCCGGTCGACGGCCTGCGCTCCGTGAAGCTCGACGGAACCCCGTTGGTGGCCGAAGACGGCACTGTCAACTTCCCGGGCGTGAAGTGGCAGTTCCGCAATGGCGAGCTGAACCAGCAGCGTCTTGAGGGGATTGCCGAGTCCAGCAATGAAGTTGACGTAAACCAGCAGCTGCTCAGCACCACGCCTTACCTGCGCACCGTGAATAACCCGGTTCTGGATGCGCTGCGCATCCGGCTCAGTTGGCCACAACTCCAGTCGCAGGACCAGAGCGGCAACATCAACGGCGTGCGAATCGATTACGCGATCGACCTGGCCACTGATGGCGGGCCGTTCGTTCAGATGCTGGCGGACTTCGTAGACCGCAAGAACGTCACCAAGTACGAACGCAGTCACCGCATCAACCTGCCTGCGGGCAGCCGTTGGACTATGCGCGTGCGCCGGATCACACCCGAAGCCAACAGCTCGCTGATTCAGGACAGCATGTTTATCGAGGCGGTGGCCGAGGTCGTAGACAGCGATCAGGAATTTCCGCTCACCGCCGTGGGCTGCGTGGAATATGACGCCCAGCAGTTCGGCGGCGATATCGCCAAGATTGCGGTGCTGATGCGCGGGCGCATCGTGCGTGTGCCGACCAACTATGACCCGGAGACGCGGACCTATGCCACGTCTGGCGCGGGTACCAGCAGCGGGATATGGGACGGTACGTTCAAAGAGGCTTACACGAACAACCCCGCCTGGGTGTGCTACGACATTGCGCTGAACCCGTATTACGGCCTCGGGCACCGGATCGATGCCACGATGGTGGACCGCTGGAACCTGTACCGCATTGCGCAGTATTGCGACCAGATGGTGCCAAACGGCATGGGCGGCACGCACCCCCGGATGACTTGCAATATCTACCTGCAAAAGCAGGCGGATGCCTACGCGGTGCTGCAGGACCTGTCGGCCATCTTCCACGGCATGAGCACCTGGGACGGCAGTCAGATCACGTTCAACGCCGACATGCCAGGCGACCCGGTCTACACCTACAACCCGTCGCAGATCCTGAACAATGGTGAAATCCAGTATTCAGGCACCCGGGCGCGCGACCGCCACAACTTGGCAATGGTGACGTGGGACAACCCGGACCAGAGTTTTACGACGGACAAAGAGCCTGTCTTTGATGATGTGGCGATGGCTGAATCTGGATCGGTCAACGAACTTTCGGTAGACGCCTACGGATGCACTTCACTCGGGCAGGCGCAGCGCGCTGGCCAGTACGCGCTGATCACCGAACAGACGCAGACCAGGCCCGCGACCTTCCGCGTCGGCCTGGACGGCGGCATTCCGAAGACAGGGCAGATCATTGCCGTGGCTGACCCCATGCTGGCCGGTCGTGCGAACGGCGGGCGAATCAGCGCGGTGGCGGGGCGCGTCATCACCGTTGACCGCGACATCGATCTGTCGACCGGTGCCAAGCTGCGGGTGAACTTGCCCAGCGGCAAGACCGAGGCGCGCGTTATCACCTCGCTCACCGGCCGGCGGGTAACTGTGGCTGCCAGCTTCAGTGAAGTGCCAGAAGCCGAATGTGGCTGGATACTTGAATATGAGGACCTGAAAACCATGCAGTTTCTGGTGCGCAACATCACGCGCCCGGAATGGCACCAGTACCAGCTCGAATGCATCCAGCACGAACCGAGCAAGTTTGACGCCATCGACTTCGGCGCCGTCGTGGATATCCGCCCAATCAGCGGCATTCCAGTTGGCGTGCAGGCTGCGCCAGGCGCAGTGTTCGTGACGCAGCACGTTGTGATCGAGCAGGGCATCGCGGTTACCAACATGACCATCAGTTGGGACGCTGCGCCAGGCGCGGTTGCGTATGACGTGGAATGGCGCTGGGGCTCGCGCGAGTGGGTCAAGGTGCCGCGAACGGGCGAGCAGTCGGTTGACGTGCCCGGCATCTACTCCGGCCAGTACATGGCCAGGGTGCGCGCTGTCAGCGCCTTGAATGTCTCGTCGTTGCCGGCCACGTCGCTGCTGACGAACTTGCAGGGCAAGACCAGTTTACCGCCTGCTGTCACGTCGCTGACCGCCACTTCGCTGATATTCGGGATCGCGCTCAAGTGGACTTTCCCGCCAGGTGCGGAGGACACGCAGCGTACTGAAATCTGGTACGGCCAGACGAACGACCTGGCCAAGGCCACGAAACTCTGTGATCTGGCCTACCCCCAGTCGGAACATGTCATGCAGGGCCTGCTGGCGGGCGTGACGTTCTTCTTCTGGGCGCGCCTGGTGGACCGGACCGGCAACGTGGGGCCGTGGTATCCGACCGGCGCTGGCGTGATGGGTCAGACCAGCAGTGATGCTGGGGCGATCCTTGAAATGATCGCCGGGCAAATCACCGAAACCGAGCTCGGCCAGAAACTTGTTGAAAAAATAGAGCTGATCGACGGCAACGGTCCAGGCTCGGTAAACGACCGCTTGGCCGCGGCAAAAGCTGCACTGGCCGATCAGATATCGGACGTTGGCGACGCGCTGGGCACTGTCAGAGCGGAACTGCAGCAGCAGATCGATAGCATTGCAGACCTCGCCGACTCCATGCCTTACAAGCCGGGCGAAACTTATTCGGCTGGGCAGGGAGTGCTGGGCGCTGACGGCATCATTTATCAGGCCACGCAGAACGTACCCGTCAACACGCCGCCGCCGAACAGCACGTATTGGCTGAACGTAGGCCAGGCAGTGGCCACGGCTGTGGGGTTGGCTTCGCGAGTGCAGACTGTTGAAACAAAGGTCACGTCCATTGAGGGCGTAAACACCGCGCAGTCACAGCAGATCACCGGCCTACAGAGCTCTTTGGATGGCAAGGCTTCGGCCAGCAGCGTGCAGTCGCTCGGTAATCGTGTCACAGACGCCGAGGGAAAGCTCTCGAGCCAAGGCTCGGCCATCACGGGAATCAACACCGAGCTGGCCGGTAAAGCCAGCAGCGCCACGGTGCAGGCGCTGGGCAACACAGTCACGCAGCAAGGCCAGGACATAAAGGCGCAAGGCCAGGCCATCACAAGCGTTACGGCGAGCCTCGGATACTCGGGCGGGCAGAACCTGTTCTTCAATCCGGCGTTTACCAAGGAAAGTGCAGTGCCCGGAGTTGCGGAAGGCTGGCAAATCGACGTTGGTACGGGCGGCACGCACATCGCTTCCTTGGTGCCGTCATGGCTGGTAAGTACCGAGAAAGCCCAGCGTATCGACGTTTCCGACCTTAACCAGGCTGCGGGTTATCGCAGCATTAGAATCGTCAGCGCAACTTATCGGCCAAAGGTCACTGCGGGTAATTCTGTGGTCGCTTCGTGCTACGTGCGAGCAACTGCAGGGCTGGTGTTCGCGATCTTTATTCAGGGTGTTAATGCCGCTGGTACCGATGCAGTGACCGTGTCCGGTCCAAGGGTCGTGGCCACTGGCGGCACTCAGCGAATTGTCTACGACTTTCCGAACCTGCCGGCCGGGACTGCCTCTGTGCAGGTCTACTTCCGGCTGTATGGTTCGGACACCGTGAACGCGGGCTTTGCAGAGTACACGCGGGCGCAGCTTGAAATAGGCACCACGGTCAGCGGCTGGAAAGACAACAACGGAGTGTTGGGCGCCGAGCAGTCGGCCACTTCGTCAGCAGTGGCGGCGCTGAGTTCCAGCGTGAGCCAGCAGGGCGCCACGATCATTGCTCAGGCATCCAGTGTGCAAGCGCTGCAGGCTTCGTCTCGGGACGACAATGGGGATGGCGAGCTGGCAGATGCCGTGAATGGCTACAACAGCGCAGCAGGCATTGTGCAGGAGGCAACAGTCCGAGCCACGCAGAACGAAGCCACGGCCAGAACGGTAACGCAGTTGACCGCATCGGTGGGGGCAAATACCGGCCAGATCACTGACCTTCGTGAGGTCGTCACCAGCAAACTCGCTTCTACGGCGACGGCCATCACGCAACTGACCACGAAGGTAGGCGACAACTCGGCAGCCATCCAGTCAGAGGCGACGGCCAGGTCAAGCGCCGATGGCGCGCTGTCCACGAAACTGGATCAAGTCCAAGCCACGGCCAACGGTGCGAGCGCAGCCGTTCAAACGGTCAGCTCTGCGCAGGCGGCTACGGACGGCAAGCTGACGGCGATGTATACCGTCAAATTGCAAGTCAACTCCAACGGACAGTACGTCATGGCCGCAATCGGTGCAGGGATAGAGAACGTTGGCGGGGTTCTGCAGAGCCAGATCCTCATGTCGGCTGATCGGTTTGCGCTGGTAAACACTTTGGCGGGCGGGGCGATATCGACACCGTTTGTTGCTCAGAACGGCCAGCTGTTCCTCGGCCCTACGTTCATCATGGACGGCACGATCACCAACGCCAAGATCGGCAGTTTCATCAGCTCGACTGACTATGTGGCCGGGCAGCGCGGGTGGATTCTGCGCAAGGATGGGACGCTCGAGATCAACGGATCAGGCGCTGGCGGCGGCAGGTTGGTAGTTACCAATCGATCAGTCCGGGTCTATGACGCTAACAATGTCAAACGCGTGCAGTTGGGAGACCTCACTGAATGAGCAACGGAATGAGGGTGTGGGGCGCAGATGCTGCGCTCCAGTTGGACGAGAATTCGTTCACGATCCGGGTTGTGTTGTCGACGCTCGTTACCTTCTCCGGCACCACGAAGACCAGCCAAGACTTTGCTGTGCCTGGTGTCGGGCCGGGTAACGGTGTGGCAATCGTGATACCGGCTGGCGCTTACGACGGCAACCAGAGGCAGCATGAAACGGAACTAGTTGACGGTATCGCGAGGGTTTACAACCACACCAGAACTTACAGCTCGAGCACGGTTTCAGCCGGGACCATGCGGCTGCTCGTCATGAGATTTTCATAATGGCAGAAGCATACGGCCTGGAGTTTTCCAATAACAGCAACGTGGTAGTTCTAGACTCGCAATACGCGCGCCTGATGGTTATTGCTTCGGGGCGCTATCAGCCCACCGAGGAAAGCGGGCTCGGCTCGACCACCTACTTTCCTCGGCCTGTTACATCACAGGAACCGCCTCTGGTGTTTGTTCGGCCCGACACTGTGAATGCGGTTGCAGGCCTCTGCGCCATGCGCTTGGTCGGATCTGCGGGCAACTGGACCGGCTTCTATGTCCGAGCCTATGATGTGAACACCGCTCAGCCTAATGGTCGGTATTTTGTTGCTCAGTTCGAAGCGCAGGCGGTTGCTGAATTCGGTATGCGGCTTTGGGATGGCTCCACAAAACTATTGTTTGACTCTGGTACTTCAAGCGCGAACTTCACACGCTCGTTTCAAGCGTGGAATTACGAAAGATTTGACTACACTACTCAGAACCTTGTGCGTTGTTTTTACTCAGTGCCGTTCAATTTCCCCGAGAATGAGTATCTATTGATTAACTCTTTTGGTATGGGGTTGAACTCGGGTAGTGCGATATCAAGGGCGCTGTATTGCTGGTGGGACTTTCCAAACAGCAAGCTTTACGCGATCACCATTGCAGCGGCCAATCCGACAGCATTCTTTCTACCGGCTGTATTCGCGAAGATGAATGTCTGATCCATCAATTTATTGAGTAACCATCATGCCTTGGTACAAGTCGGGGACGGTTTCCGTCACCCAAAATTCGAACGCGGTCATTGGCACCAATACCGCATTCATTGCAAACAGCCGGGTAGGTGATGGCTTTCGTGGCCCTGATGGTGGCTGGTATGAGGTGACCAACATCGCCAGTAATACCGCGATGTCGATTGCGCCGAACTATCAGGGCGCCACCAACAACGCGGGCGGGTACGCGCTGGCTCCGATGCAGGGCTACGTCAAGGATTCCGCTGATGCACTCCGGGCGCTTGTAAACCAGTTCGGCTCTACGCTTGCGGTGCTGGGTACTTCTGGCACTCGCGAGGGTGTGCGTGGTGCGCTTGCAGCGGCGGCCAGCGGGAATAACGGCGACATTGTTTCCCTGTCCGGCCTGACTACAGCTTTGACAATCGAACAGGGCGGCACCGGCAAGAAGACTGCAAGCGAAGCGATCCAGGCTCTTGGTGGTATCCGCCTCGGGGTAGGCAACTCATCCCCAGGCACAAGCCTTTTTTCTGGGGCGCCGCCCGGTATAGCCGCTATCAGTTCCTCTAATAACGACGGTAATACACCTCTACGGATCGGTAACGGCAACAACAATAACGCATCTGCGGTCATGACCTTTATTAGGGACGGATCATTTGGACTTCACTTAGGCATTGATACCGATAATAAATTCAAGATCGGCGGGTTTTCGATGGGCGCTGTAGCGCGAACGATTTACCACGAAGGTAACGCAGTCGGAACTGTCTCACAGTCAGGAGGCTTGCCAACAGGCGCTATAATAGAAACGGGTAATTTAAACGGCGGCACGTTCACTAAGTATTTGGACGGCACGATGATTTGCCGAGGAATATCGCCAAGCCCAATGGCTGCGAATCAGGGCGGCGGACCAATCTTTTACTCGGGCGGGGTTTCTTTCGTATTCCCGGCGACATTTAATGTTGTTCCAGCAGTAACGATGCAAGCAATTACATCCAATGGTTATTTTTGTTGGGGCGCATCCGATGGCAGTGCAACCTCTACAGGTATTATTGGGAGGGTTGTATCGCCTTCAAATACTGCTTCCTCATATCTTTGTTATATAGCCGTTGGCAGGTGGTTCTAATGATTATCAAGATAGCTCCCCAGCGACGGGATGATGCATTTGTTGTAGAAAAGAACGGTATGGGATTGAAGATTAATGGAGATACTTTCGACTTTTCGCCAATGCAAGAAGGGGATACGTTACCGAGGTCCGCCATTGCATGTGAATGGATATGGGACGACGTTAATTTTGACGGTGGACAACTTGTCGTATGCCTGATTTTACCTGTCCCCGCAAATTACAGCCCCGAGCAAGCCTATCCCGCAGACCTAACTGATGTGCCTGATGGCATCATCCAGTTTCCGAAAGCTCTGCCTCTGATCGAAACGCCTTAAAGGACCTGAACATATGTCCAACATTGACTGGGCGCAATTAATTACCAAAGAAATGAAGGACGCAGCGGCCGAAGCCCGCTCCCTAGCCAAGGCGAAGAGCGACCTGATCGAGCGCAGCAGTGCGGCAGCTCAACAGATCGCCCGCATTCAGGACCGCATTGAAACGCTGGGCTATGGAATTGAGGCCGGAGAAGCAACCGAAGAAGAAGAGACCGAAGCGGCTGCACTCGCGCCTGTTCTCAAGGCCTGGAAGGCCTACAAGTTCGCGCTGGGCAAGGTAACCGCACAGCCTACTTGGCATCAGGCCCCGGTCTGGCCGGTTGCGCCTGCTATTCCAGAGATCGCCGCCGCGCCGATGCTGGTGGAAGAACCACTGGCCTGACGTATACCTGCCACCTAACCCCGCCATCGAGCGGGTATTTTTTTGCCTGGGGAAAACCGAATGTCCATCACAGCGCAGCAGCTGCTGCAGATCCTCCCGAACGCCGGTCAGAGAGCCGGCGTTTTTGCACCCGTCCTCAACACAGCGATGAGCAAGTATCAGATCGTGACTCCGCTGCGCATCGCGGCATTCATCGCCCAGGTCGGCCATGAGTCCGGTCAGCTGCGTTACGTCCGCGAGTTGGGCGGCAGCGCCTACCTGTCGAAGTACGACACCGGCAAGCTGGCTGAGCGCCTTGGCAACACGCCCGAGGCGGACGGCGACGGCCAACTTTACCGTGGCCGTGGGCTGATTCAGGTGACTGGGCGTGCCAACTACGAGGCTTGCGGTGAGGCACTGGGCCTGGACTTGGTCAACCATCCCGAATTGCTCGAGCTCCCGCAGCACGCTGCGATGTCGGCGGCGTGGTTCTGGCACCGGGCCGCGCTCAACACGCTGGCCGACAAGGGCGATTTCCTGACTATCACCAAGCGCATCAACGGCGGCACGAACGGCCTGGCTGATCGGCAGGCGCTTTATGCGCGGGCGCTTGAGGTGCTGGCGTGAAAGCCCTGCCGTGGAAGGCAGTCGGCCTGCTGCTGGTCCTGCTGGCGCTGGCCGGTGCGTTGTACGGGGCATACCGGCACGGCGTGACCGTCACCGATCTGGCCTGGAAGGCGAAGTGGGCCGAGGAAGTCAGCGCCCAATCCGAAGCGGTGGCCACCACGACCACCGGGTACCGAACCGAAGAGCAACGCCGCCAGAAAGCGGCCAACCGGGTGGCAAATGATGCAAGACAAGAACAGACCGCTGCGCTTACTGATGCTGCTGTCGCTGACGCTGCTGGCGACCGGTTGCGCGTCCAAGCAGGAAAGCTGGCAGCCACAGCAAGTTGTGTGCCCGGCGATACCGGCGCTGCCGAACGAGGCAAGGCAGCCACCCGCGCCGCCATGGTGCTCTCCGAACTGCTCAGCAGGTCTGACTCGCGAGCGGGAGAGCTCGCTAAATATGCTGACTCAGCCCGAATAGCCGGGCTGGCGTGTAACCGCTTTGTCGACGAGCTATCCAACACCACCAATTCAGCCAGGCCGTAGGCCGCCGGGGAAGCACTGTGCAGACAGCAACGAAGCAAGAAACCTACGACCGCACGATGAAAGTAACGTTGGCAGTGAAGGCGAACGGCGGGTCGGTGACGGTCCAGATCCAGGCCGGTGATAACTGGATCACCACCGACACGTTCTGGAAAGACGGTGGCTATCAGCTGAGCATTCCGCCCGCGACGATCCGCTACGTGCCCGCTGCTGGCGCTTCATTTGAGGTCTACGCATGAGCCTTCTGGTCAACCCAATCCCACGTCGCCAACCGATCCGGCGCGGCTTGGGTCTGCTCGGCGATAGCTTCTCGGGCAACTGCCACACCATCGCGGCGACGGCGTTTGGCACCGAGGCCTATGGCTATGCGGGCTGGATCGCGGCGCGTACCGGCCTGTTCCCGAGCTACGTAGACAACCAAGGCAAGCTCGGCGACCACACCGGGCAGTTTCTGGCCAGGCTGCCGGCCTGCATTGCGTCGTCCACTGCCGACCTTTGGCTGCTGCTGTCGCGCACCAACGACAGCACCACAGCAGGTATGAGCCTGGCCGACACGAAAGCCAACGTGATGAAGATCGTCACCGCGTTCATGAACACGCCCGGCAAGTACCTGATCGTCGGCACCGGCACGCCGCGCTTCGGCAACAGGATGCTGACCGGGCAGGCGCTGTCCGATGCGATCGCTTACAAAGACTGGGTGTTGAACTACGTCAGCCAGTTCGTGCTGGTGGTGAACATCTGGGACGGCTTCACCGCGGCCATGACAGTGGAAGGCCTGCACCCGAATCTCCTGGGTGCCGAGTTCATCAGTTCGCGGGTGGTGCCGATCATCACCGCCAACTTCGAATTTCCCGGAATTCCGCTGCCCACGGACGCTGGCGACGTTTACTCGGCCATCCGTCCGTTCGGTTGTCTCAATGCCAACCCGCTGCTGGCGGGCACTGGCGGTGCGCTACCGGCGGGCGTGAACGCTGTGGCCGGGTCAGTGCTGGCGGACGGCTACAAAGCCGTCGGGTCTGGCCTGACCGGGATCACGACGCAGTGGTACAAGGAACCCGCCGCCTATGGTGAGGCGCAGTGCATCGAGCTGCGTGGCAACATGGCGACGGCGGGCGGCTACATCTACATGCAGCCCACGGCCAACGTGGTACAGACCAACCTGGCGTCCGGCGACGTTATCGAAATGGTGTCGGCGGCGGAAATCATGGGGTCGTCGCGCGGCATCCTGGCCTGGGAGGCTGAGTTGACCATCACCAAGACGGTCAACGGCGCGTCGTCCACGTTCTACTATCGGTCAATGGACAAGTACCAAGAGCCTTTCACCATGCCGGCCAGCTTTTCCGGGGCGTTGGAAACACAGCGCGGCACGATCGACATGAGCGAAACCGTGATCACCTCACGCATGGGCCTGTACCTGGCTGCAGGCGTACCGCAGGACTCGACGGTCAAGGCCGCGCAGTTCGGGATACGCAAGGTGTAGAAGGATGGTGCGCCTCGTAAACAGCGCTTCAGACGCATGAAGCTATTTGCATTGAAGCAGCTAGCTCATTGGCTGACTTACTACTTCTCCGCAGATTAAAAGCGCTGCACTCAGAGGGTGCGACAACTCATTTGCCTATTTGAGTGCGTCCCCGTCAGAACCCGCTAACCTCTGATAGGTAGGATTCATCATGAATGCTCCTGATATAGATGCAAGGTTATTAAAATGATTTCCAGCCACGACTTGAGGCATATCGTAGAGTCTGCGTTTTACCCGATGAAATGTGTTTGCACGATTTCTCCAGGCGACACCATGACGGTACAGATAATCGACGAGCAACTGGGGGATGAGGAGTTTACCGTCACCGGTATTGATACAGGGCCAATGACTTCAATGCGGCCTATCGTCGAATTTATACATGAGCTGAAGGAAGAGATGAAGCTCCGGCAGGCTGCTGCCCCTAAGCTGAAGGACGGGAGGCGGAAGCGTTGCTGGTAAACGGAAAGTCATCGGCCAGGGGGCCAGGGTAAGATTTCCAGCCACCTTGCCGGTGCGGACTTTATCATTCCTACAAATCCCCGCCGTGCCAAATACCCCACACTTCATGCACATTTCGTTACCTAACTGACCACCCCCCTATTTATTTCGAAGCAATCCGAGCATTTGTTCTCCGCGCGCATGGACCGGTGCTCGGCAGCAGGCGTGCCGCAAGGCTCGACGGTCAAGGCCGTGCAGTTTGGGATACGCAAGGTTTGAATGCCCGGGTTGCCCTGGGCGTATGAATTTATTCGATTTCCTCTATCAGTTCCGCCCCTTGGTTCCGGACGTTACCCACGGCCTTGCCAACCGTATACCACTCAAACTCATCGACTGGAGTACAGCATTCACGAGCTATCTCGGCGGCGCGCGATGGGGCAGTGGACGGGTCTGTCCACTCGCGCGCCAGTTCGGGGCTGAGGACCAATGGGCGCCGGTCGTGTATGTCGACCATTCCCTGATCGCTGGCTGCAGTAATAATCACGAACCCGTCGCCTTCGTGGGGCTCCAGCCCAGCATGAACTTGCGCGAGCGCTGCGAAAAACATCGGCTTTTGGCTTTTGAGTCGGATGAAGTAAGGCTGCTTTTTCTTAGGGGCATCAGGATCCTTGACCCATTCAAACCAGCCATTTGCAGGTGCAAGAGCACGGCCGTGCGGCCACAACTCTTTGAAGAACTTTCCCGTCATCACCGTTTCGACGCGTGCATTGATGGGGGCCGGACGTTTCCCCTGGGCCCAGAACGGAGCCCATCCCCAGCGAACCTTGTCGACACTCAGGCCGGTCTCCGTCGGTCGGATGATCTCTACGCGAGTCGTCGGAGCAACGTTGTAACGCTCAATGGGCCAGAGGTCATAGCCATTGATAACCAGCTGCTCTGGCGCAAGCTCTTTTAGGTAATGGTCCATGGATTCATAGATCGAGTAGCGTCCGCACATGATGTCACCCGTAATGTCACTCGTCGAAAATGCCCGTCTCTACGATTGACCACGGTAAGGGCAAAGAGTTAACTGTATATGCATACAGTAAATCACTCACCCACGAAAAACGGCGAACATCATGAATGTCACTTACCTCGGCACCCTGGCAGAAGAGGGGGCGAAGCTCCCATGGTTCTCATCGTTGGTATCAGCAGGTTTCCCCTCGCCGGCAGCAGACCACATCGAGAAGCATATTTCGCTCGATGAGCTTTTCAGCATTCGGGCGCCGCATGTTTACCTGGTTACTGTCTTGGGTGAGAGCATGCAGGGGGCAGGCATCCATAGTGGTGATCTTGCGATCGTAGATCGAAGCCTTGAGGCCGAGCATGGTGATATCGTCGTTGCTGCGCTCAACGCCGAGGCCGTTTGCAAGCGGCTGCACATGCGTAATGAGGTCGTTATTCTTCAGTCAGAAAATCCACATTTCGCACCTCGACACATCATGGAAGGCGATGAGCTGTCCATCCTGGGAGTAGTTCGTTACAGCGTGCGCGATCATGGCCGGTCATGAGAATGTCTTCGCGCTGATCGACTGCAACTGTTTTTATGCGAGCTGCGAGCGAGCTTTCCGTCCCGACCTGGCAAAGACTCCCATCGTAGTGCTCAGTAACAACGACGGATGTGTTATCGCCCGGAGCTATGACGCAAAACCATTTGTGAAGATGGGCGCACCGTACTTTCAGATCAAGGACGTTTTGCGTCAGAACGGCGTGATTGCCTTCAGCAGCAATTACGCCCTGTATGGCGACATGAGTGAGCGGGTCATGACTATCATCGAGTCGATGGTGCCTGCCTCGGAGGTTTATAGCATCGATGAAGCGTTTGCCGATCTGACGGGCATAACGGGCGACATGACCGAATTTGGCCGGCGCATCCGGTCGAAAATCCTCAAATGCACCGGTATACCAGTTGGCGTTGGCATTGGGCCTACCAAGACGCTTGCCAAGCTGGCGAACCACACCGCGAAGAGACTGCTGGCCCAAACAGGTGGAGTCGTAGACATCTGCGACATGCACAAGCGCAACTGGGTGCTGCGCAATACGTGTGTGTCAGAGGTGTGGGGAGTGGGAAAGAAGATGAAAGCGCATCTGGAGGCCATGAACATCCGAAGCGCAATGGATTTGGCCAATGCTGACGCGCGCACCCTACGCACCAAGTTCAGTGTCGTCATTGAAAAGACTGCGCGAGAGCTGGCCGGCACATCGTGTTTGGAAATGAGCGAAGCTGATCCTCCCAAACAGGAAATCTGCAGCAGTCGAATGTTTGGGCAGCGCCTGACCACTATCGAGCCGATCAAGGAAGCGGTGGCCACCTACACGCAGCGCGCCGCTGAAAAACTGCGTGCCCAGAATTCACTGTGCAAGAAGATGCGCGTCAGTATCCGCACGGGTATGTTCAACCCGGATGAACCTAAATATGCGAATGGTGCGCTGGTCGAGTTGCCGTATCCCACCAATGACGTGCGTTTGCTGACGAAGGGTGCAACTGAGGCGGTCAACCGACTTTTCCGCCCAGGGTACAAGTACAGCAAGGCCGAAGTGCTGCTGCTGGATCTTCGCCAACCTGGCGAGTTTACGGATGACCTGTTTGCGGAGTCGCAGCCAGCGGCGGTAGAAAAGGTGATGGGCGTGCTCGACGAAATCAATGCTCGCTGGGGGAGGGGGACATTGAGGGCCGGGAGCGTACCGTCCGATCCAGACTGGGCAATGCGCAGGGACATGATGAGCCAGAGCTACACGACTCGATTGGATCAACTGTGGGTAGTCAGGGCGGACTGACCGTGCGCCCCTTGCGGTGAAGGATGCAGCGCGTGCTCAAGTGCCGCTACCCTTGGGAACCTGAATCCGACCGTCCCCCCACATTACCGGATCGACATTGGCGTTCCTGAGCAATAGGCGGTGTTGCTCTATGACCTGCTCTAAAGAGTTGCTCTGCTTCCAAGATTCGCAAGCCTCGCGCAGCAGATCAGATATCCGGTTGTCCGCGTCTCTCAGCTTTATCCTGAGCTTGTCACGCTCAAGCGCCGCATCGTTGTGCATGTCGATGAGTTTCGTGACGTGCTTGCGATATCGGTCGACCTCGTCGCGCAGCAGTCTGTTTTCTTCCACCACCAGATGCGCGTGCTGTTTAAGCATCTGTTCCTCGGTGGGGCAAAACGGCCAGTCTTCGGCGTAGTCGATGTTCATGATGTGTGATTCTCAAAATGCTGTATGTGCATACAGTAGTTGAGTGATTCGGATTTGGGGAGTGGTGTTCGTCGGCAGGACGCCGGGAGGGGGAAAATCAGTTCCGAAATAAAAAGTAGAGTCCGCATTCCTCGGGGCCTCCAGAGGACTTTTTTTGCTTCCATTTCGGAACCAAATATCGCTACAGGCCGCAGCCTGATTGTGTTTCATGGCCGGATTGCAAATCCGCCTACGCCGGTTCGATTCCGACCTCGGCCTCCACTATTCAAAGCCCCGCAGATTAACGTCTGCGGGGTTTTTTATTGGGCGCAGATTTGTATTTTTCCATTTGATCAGGACAACTCCGGGACACTGAAATCATTCATAGGCACGCGCTCAGCCAGCAAACAAAAGGGCTGGCTCATACACGATTGGAAAGTGGCGTGAGTTGCTTGAGTGGTCTATTAATTTCATGTGTGTCTTAACGAGGGCTCAGCCTTGGTCGGTAGAATTTCTGATTCCGAACTTCATGAAATGCGGATTCGCAAGTTGCAGAACGACATCGCCGATTCAGAGCGCCTCGGGATGCCGGTGAAATTCATGCACCTGTCCGCGTTGACATCCACCAGTCGGGAGCATCATATCGAACGACATGGCGAGTTGTTCACGGGGCAGCAGATGCTCGATTGGTGGGCAGAAGGGGATAATCGGGTGCGCTGCCGATGCGCATGCACCCCGATACTTCTGGACAGGCAGGGAAGGCCAATGACGCCTGACCTGATAGCCAATGCCAAAATGGAGTTGAAGAACTTCAAGGATTCCTGA